AAAAAAGACATATTATTCAAATTCTATCAAGATCATTTGCTTGCATGTGAAAATACTTTGTTTACAGTCAAAGATATTTTGAATGATATAGTCGAAAATGCTGTAAAAGTGGAGCGTAATTGGATAAAGTGTGCGCACTGTGGTGAAGAAATGAGTAGAGATGAAACTGCAAGGAATAACCATCTGAAAAGGCATAAAGATAGTCCAATAGTACCAGCAATAATTATCACGGATGAATCAGAATCAGTGGTTGACGATTGGACCAAATGTAGTGTTTGTAAAAGACCGATTTTGAATAATAAAAATTCAATTGCAACACACATGTTAAAACATACTGTCAAACCAGGTGGACAAACATTGCTAGAGGTTACATCACCAATAACAACGAAGGAAGTAAAAGTAGACGAAGAACATTGGAAGAACTTACCGAAGCAAAAGAACTATGCTAATCGTGTTAGTGATAAATTGTTAGCTACGTTTACAACTGATGATCTAACAAGAAAAATAACTGAAGTTTCGTATGCTCCAGGTCATTTAGCAAAGTGTATGGACAATAGATCATTGAATTATCATGGTTACCACTACACTGGTCAACGCGGATTGACATTGGATTACAAATGTAAAAATCATTATGAATATGAAGATATTAAGAATCTCAACTGTGAAACAGATATACTGTTAATAGATATAGGTGATGAAAAAACATTCACTGAAGTATTTGAAGAATATCCTAAATTAATACAACGATCTGGATGTAAAAAGGCAATAATCAAGATGTTTCTATATCAACAAGATGCTGTTAAGGAATTGTTTAAACTGTTGAATGATATATCTCTTGATTTTGTATTCAATAAACCTATACAATCTAAAATAGCAAATAGTGAGTGTTACTTGATCATAAACGTAGGCGACTCAACCAAGAGTGGAAAGAAACTGCAAGATGTAACACCCATTATAGATAGTATATTGAATCCAACACCAGACACAGATGTACCTATAAATACGTATGCATTCACAGCATCTCAATTCATGATTGATAATTACTTTAAAACATTAGAGGAGGGAGCAGATATACATAAGAACATCATCCAGTATATCAAAGAATTAAAACCTTTCAATGATTTCATTTTATCGATGGATTTAATAACCGGTTGTGCAGGTGCTGGGAAAACAAAAACAATAAAATTGAAGAAAAATGATTGTTATGTAGCACCATTGAATCGAGTCAAGGAAGCGTTCATCGTAGAAGGAGGAAGAAAATACACACATGAAGTATTCCTCCTTAAATTAATTGCAGGCTTTAAATTTAATAATGTATATGTTGATGAATATACTTTATTACCAAAGGGTTATTATACATTATTGACAACCTTTGGTTCCATCAACACAATAACATTATTAGGTGATCCTTATCAATTAAAAGCTAAGGATTTCAAAAAATGTTTAACTCATGCAGATTTGATGAATCAAAAGTTTCCTTGGTCAATAGACACAACAAAAAGATTTGGGCATACAACTGCAAGGTTATTGAACGCTGTTTGTAAAGATCATTTTCCAACACCTATTAAAGCATTAAAAGAAGATAAAGTGACGTTTCAAACATTCAAGAACACAGACGATTTATTTCACCTAGTGAAAAAGAAAGGTTATCAGTTCGTTACACTCGAGCAGAAGTTCAAAGATATATTTAAAAAAGCACCAGATTTATGTACGACTATACACGAATCGGAAGGCTGTACCTACGATAGAGTTGTTTTATTTGTGAACGGTGATACAATAAAGAACAATTTGATAGAAGACTATGAGTACACGTATGTAGGCATGTCAAGACACAGGCACGAGTTGAAAATAGTGTGCATGGAAGATGATGTTGTTGCAGTTCGTCATTTGAATTATCTAGGTTCAATGATTGACGTACAATTGAACATTGCAGGTGTGCAAACTTTCTCAGACACGCATATAAAACCGCAAAAAGATATATTTGATAATCCAATCGATTTGATCAAAGACAATTATACGGTCGACATTGGGCAAGTTGAAGAGATACTAACTAAACATGGGTTTGCGGGTGAAGATGGTGTGATAGTGGAAGCACGTGATGCGACATTACCAAACGTTCCAAAGTATAACTTTGCCGGGCAGTTGAATAAAGGGAAGATAAGGATATCAAACGGATTTGTAATACAAAAACGGATACAAAAATATGGTCATAGGCTAGCAAAACGTAGTTATGTCAGATACTACAACATCAAAGACAAGCTCAAGACAACACAAACGATGATAACTCGCTATCTCAACTATGCAGATCATCGCAAAGCGAAAGCTTTTAAATTGTTACTTGATCCGATTAAAATATTACAAAAAGGATTCTTGAAATTTACCAAATTTAAAACAATGGATGAATATTATGAGTTTTGTACACCTACAGTTGAAGAATTGACATTTCACGCACATGAATACTTAAAATCGTTAAATGAAAAGAATTTTGATAAAAAGACATGGGCACAGATCGAACATTTGGGTTCGGATTTTACTAAGACGATTGATTTTTTCATGAAAGAACAACCGAAATTTCAATCAGTACCGATAAAAGGAAGTGTGAAATATGGTCCGGACGGTAGTAGATTCTCTATCATGAGTTTGGTAGAACATATGAGACGACAAGAAGAGGGAGCACAGCCATTACCATTCGATCAAACGTATAAAGCAGGTCAAGGTGTAACATCATGGAGTAGACAACAGACATTGTTATTTGCAGCTTACACACGACACATTAATCACAAATTGAATGATTGTATGGCAACAGTTGAAACGAAAGGATTCACAGCTATATATGCAACGAATGAATCAGATCAAGCAATTGGATTACGATTCGCTAAAGGATGTGGACAATATGTTAATACCCGTAAATGTAAACACTTATGTACTGATTTCAGTGAACATGATACATCACATTCACTGATGGTATTATTATGGAAATGCGAGGATTACATACAAATGGGATTTGATCAAACTTTAGTGGCATCGTATTTTAACGCATATATGCACTGGCGTCAAGCAGCAAAACAAGAAGGTGAATCTTGCACTGTTTATAATGATCTAATGCAACATTCTGGATCATCAGATACAATACATGGCAATAGCAAATTGACAATAGGAGCAAATGGAGCATGTTTCGATTTCCGTGGTATAAGGTTTGCAGCATTTAAAGGTGATGATACGTACATATTAGCAGAATGGTTTAAAAAGTTAAAATGCTGGCATGCTGGAACACTGTCAAGATTGGAGCGAGATATGAACATGGATTTATCTAGTTTGTTCGGTTTCATATTGAAAATAGATGCTTCACCAGTCGGAGAATTCATCTGCAATTTCATTGTACCGCATGGATTCTTTCCTGATATAATCAGAAGAGTATCACGTATTATTTCGAACATACATTCAACAACACCAAAGTTTGATGAAGCGAAGTTGAACCTCGCAGAATGTTTAAATGTTATAGCATCACAGGATGCATTGAACACTGGCATCGAATACGCGCGTGAGTATTACAATTACAATGGCATAGATATAACATCTGATGAAATATATACACTGGTCCAATATGCAAGAAATTTAGTGCAGGATGGCAAGTTGGGCGAAATGCAGAATTATATTATCGAAACGTTTGATACTGCCGATGTAATTACCGAGCATATCCCTTTGCAGAATAAATATATGTAATATAGTTTTTCTTAATCATTATATACTATCTCCCCCCAGAGAAACACATTTAATCAATTTTCTATTTTCTATCTTTACTTTTCTTTTCTTTCATTTATATTCAATCAATTTATTTTAATCAAATGCCTCGATATAACAACGTAAGACAACCAAAAGCAAGAATAACAAAAGTTTACGTTAATTCAAATCAAAAACGTAAAGTACGTAAACCAAAACAACAAATCTTAAAAACATCAGTTTTTACTACAACACAACAACCACGATTGGGTGCATTAACACCAGGTTATCGTAGATATCTTAATCAACGTAAAGCTAGAGTTAACAATATGAAACGCAATCCTAATAACAATAAAATGGCAAGACGCACCATCAATCCATACATACAGTGTCGACTCAATCCTTTTGGTAATGCAAATGGAATGGGTATACCAGATGGTACAGATGCCAAAAGGTTATTAGTTGATCACCGACAGATAACATCATTCGTAGTAGGTACTAGTGGAGCATTCAATATCGTGATTGCACCAGTGATGCCACAGATTATTTGGTTTCAACCTTTAGGTAATGATACCACATATACTGTCAATGGTGGACATCCCACGCATCATAATGGTGCAACTGATGGCTTTCATCACGTAACATGTTCACAATACCAAAACATTACGTTCACACGAAATGATGCAGTAGGTTGGTTTAACACGATACCAACTTACTTGGGTGCGGCGAGAGCACGCATTGTAACAATTGGCTTTAGATTAATTTATACTGGATCGACGATGAATAATTCAGGTTCGATTATGGTTAATCGAATGGGATTTTCAGTTCAAGCACCAAGTGCGAATATTGGAGATTTTGTCGTTCAGAGTGATCACGGTGAATCAGATGAAACGATCAATTATGGTCAAGTCTTCTTACGACCCTGTAATACATCATCAAATACATTTGATATTATGAATCAGGAGTCAGTCCGTGCACCATTAAGACAAGGTATCCAAGGATTGCTTAAACATGCATCTGGTGATTATCAATGGCTATCAGTATCCGACAATGAAACTTACTTGGCTAAAACCAATGATGATAAGTATTCTATGTTGTACCAAGGAGCAGATCTTGGATCAGATACACTTGCTAGATGGCCCGTAGTCACATTCGTTGATGATCAATGGTCACCAGCAGCAATTGCAATTCGTGGAGCTACTGAAGGTCAGTCGTTTGATATCGAAACCGTGTATTGTGTTGAGTACATTCCCAATTTAGATAGTGCATCATCTAGTTTAGCAAAACAACCTCCCAAACAATCAGACAAATCTTTAGAATTAGCAAACAAAGCAGCAAAGAATGCACCTTTAGCTGGAGCGTCATCTATCTTTGAAAGTGCAGCCAAAATAGCAATGATAGGAGCGCCTTTATTAATCTAATCTAGCATATCCAGTGTCTAGAATAAATAAATAAATAAACACCACGCAGTCTAATTTTAAACTTTAATTCTTCGATCGATTAGCAATTCAACATGTCACTTCATAACATCATAAATGAACATTTACGTTGTGCAATCACATTGGAACGTCCAGCGTTACCAATGAATTGTCCATGTGGGCATTTGTTTGAATCAGCAGCTATTTACAATTGGCTGCGTGACAACCATACTTGTCCAATTTCTCGACAACCGCTAAATTCAAATCAGTTGACTTTCAATAATACAATTTATCAATTATTGCAAGCAATCAACATTAGCGAGGAACCTACTCGGGAAATAACAACGCAAACAACATCAATAATACATCAAAAAGGTGATGATTCGATCGAAGTCGAACACGAGGCAGTTGTACCCACAATGGTAAAACCATTCGTCTATTGTGGTGATTTGAGTTTAACTGCGATGCAATTGGGTGATCAAGAACGTGATTATCTTGCAAATGATTTACTTGTTCCATTAGGTGAACATACTTTCAATCCACAATCTACTAACATTCGGTTAGAACCAGTTGTGGACTTTTTGAATAAATCATTTATAGATCATCTGATCCCACATGCATGTAATAATCCACATATCGTTGTTCGAAAATATGCTTATCAGAATAAATCTGATTCGCTTGTAGAAGTGGCTAAAATTTTACTACGTGCTGGTTATTATGTATATGACTTATTCATGATAAATCAAGGTCCCGAATTATGTAGATACGTACTTTACAGTTGTGATGTAAAAGATGACGGATCACCAAATTTATTATCAAAATATCGACGCATATCTAATCGATTGTAAATATCTTATTTTGAAATAGCGTGAAGGAAAACACGTCCTAGTTAAAGCTAGGTAAAGAGTTAAACCTAATCATTTAATCAATTTTCTTGTTAATAACGTGAAGGAAAACACGTCCTGTCTAAGAGCAGGTAAAGAGTTAAACCTATTTTCTTTTTAATGTTTCTATTAATTTCTTATTTCTTTTGTTTTATT